GGAAGAATGGAGCGTAAAGTATACGAAGTAATCAAACGCTATGGAGAAGAAGGAGCAATCTCAGATCAAGTACTCTTTGTGCTTGAGTATTATGGATACAGCACAGTGACCGCCAGATACAAGCAACTCAAAGAGAAAGGTCTTGTCATTGTCGATGGCACAAAACGCAAAGGCAAAAGTGGACGCAACCAATTAGTAATGTGGGCCAAGGATCATTACAAGGAGAATCACGATGAGCAAGTATAAGATCCCAGCCAGAATAACACCTAGCTTTTGGATGCTCTTCGATGATCGCAATGAAATCTATGCAATTGGAGATTTCAAAGGTCGTATCTTTGCAACAAAAGAAGATGCAAAGAAATACTACAGAGATGCAACCAATAAAGATTGGAGGAGTGCTAACATTGTGAAGTATGAGTTCTCTACCAAAAGAGAAATGATACAGAAGATCAATGAACTCTTGGTGTCATGAACAATGGGTATGAGTTTATGGTGCATCAATTAATCAATCGAAGGCACAGTTTAAACTGGTCACAGGAAGAACTGGCGCATAGAATTGGATGCACCAAATCTTTAATTCACAAATGGGAGCAGTACAAGCGAGTACCATCTGGTTTCATGCTTGGCTGTTGGGTAGACGCACTTGGCTTACAGATCACGGTCCACGAAAAAGAAACTTCAGAGCGGACAGCCGCAGAAATGTGAGTCATGCGATGTCTATTCGGAATGGTTTGTGACTATTCTCAAACAAATCCAACCAGCATATTACTGGGTGATATGCGTAGATTGTTATTACAAAGGGGATGACTATTGGCAAACAAGAATCGCAACAAAGGAAACTACCACGAAAAGTGGTTCATCTCATGGCTCGAAAGGCTCGGCTTTAAAGCGAAAAGGCAACCGCTCAGTGGGCAACTGGGAGGAGAGTATAGAGGAGACATCCTCTGGCAAGTCGGAGAACACGAACTGGTGGTCGAAGTAAAGTATCGAGACTCATCATCGTTCCCATCTGCATTCGCAGTCTTAGCCGAAAGGGATGCTGCTTTTTACAAACGCAAGTCTGGCGATACCAAAACATTAGTTATAATCGATGGAGATATATTCGAGAAATGTTTTGCGCCATTGCTTCGAGGGGAAGTTAAGTCTAAAAAGAAAAGGAGGAAACGTGTACCAGAGAATTGGCAACCAAGCCAAGATCTGATCCAAGACATCAACACCAAACTACAGGAGAGCATTAATCATGACGATGAAACACATCGGTTCTGTGATCACCACATCAGCAAAGGATCGCTCTTTGCCAACATCGATACCGCCTACAGAAACTGGTGTCGCAATTCAATTAAGTACCGCAAAGAAAGAGAGAGCAGTAGCTCGTCTGCTGGAAGTGGGAAACCCCAATACCATAGACAAAAACCTAGTTTCTTCGCTGGAGTCCATAACAGGGTATCCAGTGATTGAGAAAACCAAGGTAAAGTTTATCGGTCAATCAGACTGCGACATCATCACAACAGGTTTCAAGATAAAGATTGATGATCTTGAAACTTGCAATCGTTGCCTCGAAGCAGTGCAGTCTTCTCTCTTGCCAATGCCAATGTCACAAATCAAAGAGCAGTTGACATTGCTTACAACGCTGGTGGTCAAACCAGCAGGAGAGAATGGAACTGATGTAGCGATACGCATCAAAGCCATAGCCAATCAACTATCAGAATACCCAGCAGATATTGTCCAGACAGCAATAGCCAATGTAGCTAAAACAACTACTTTCTGGCCCGCATTTGCTGAGTTCTATAAGCACATTGCTTGGCGGCTAAGTAAACGTCAGCGTTTATTGGAGGAGATTACCAATAAAAAACTTGCACTTATCATGCAAAATCAGTAGGATAATCAAAGGAGAACAATCATGAACAGACTTGGATTTATTGGCGGCAGTGATGCACGCCGCATTATGGAAGGCGACTGGCACAGTCTCTGGATGGAGAAGACTGGTCGCGCTGAACCTACCGACCTATCAGATAATCTTGCGGTGCAACTCGGTGTTCACACTGAGTCATTCAACATTGCTTGGTTTAACAAGCACCAGCTAGACAATAAGTGTCACATCGAAGAGCAGTCTACCTATCAACAGGACTATAATGGAATCCCATGCAAAGGAACTGTTGACGGATTCATCTTTGACAAGACGGCTATACTTGAGTGCAAGCATACCTATGATCGCAATACAATAGAGTCTTGCATCAAACAGTACATGCCGCAGATACAATTCTACCTGATGTTGTCTGCCGCAGATGGATGTTATCTATCTATAATCTTTGGCAACCGCCGCTGGGAATGCGTCTATATTTCACCAGACAAAAGTTACATCGATGACATGATGGTTAACATCAAGCAGTTCTGGGAAATGGTTGAGTTCGATATTGAACCAGTTACCAGCAAACCAATCGCAACATTATCTACAGATCACATCCTAGTAGACAACATGACACGCAGGGATGCGAGTGGTGACAATGAGTTTATCAGTCGTTGCCATGATTACATCGAGCAAGAGGCCAATGCCAAATCATTCGAGTCAGCCAAGGCAGATCTCAAAGCAATGGTTGACGATACCGAGAGGGAAGTATACTGCGACCTTCTCACCATCAAGCGTGACAAGCGAGGCTCGTTGCGCATAACAGTCAAAGGAGAACACAATGACTGACAAAATGAAACTGTGGAATGCAGTATCAACATCCGATCCGCAATACCTCAAGAAAGTTTCCTTCGGTGCTAGATCATTCACCGCTATTGATCCTCAATATCAGGTAATGAAAGCCACCGAATCCTTTGGGCCAGTAGGCGAGGGATGGGGCTGGACCAACGAAACCAGATTCATCAACCTCGCCAATGGCGATACCGCAGTTGTGGCTGATGTCACTGTCTGGCACGGCAGTCAAGGAAACTACTTCGGACCGTTCACTGGATGCCGCAAGTTCTTTGATGCCGCCAAGGGACGCATGGCAGAAGACGCACCGAAGATGGCTATCACTGATGGCCTGACCAAAGCCCTATCACATCTGGGCTTCAATGCTGATGTCTTCCTTGGGAAGATGGATGGCAACAAGTACGCTGGCAATGACAACAAAGGAGACTGGTAATGAAAAGCGTAACATCGAAAGAGCTTATTGAAGACGAGCCATCAATTAATAAGCGATATGTTGAAAGCCGGATTAACTTCCTAGAAAAACTTATCGGCAGATACAAAGAGCAAGGCATTGATACTGCAAAGTTTGAAAATGAACTTGCCGACAACCTCAAAAAAATGGAGGCCGTTCAATGAACGACTATGACAACACAAACAAAGGGGCGGCATTCAAGCCGTTCCCAGAACAGAAGTTTATCCTACAGGGTAAGGTTCAGATCACACACAACGACATCAATCAAGAATCAGGCATCGCCCTGATCATGGCTGAAAACAAAGATGGCAAGAAGCGCATCGAAGTTTATCAGAAAGTTGGTGTTCTATTTGATAACGATAAGAAGGGCAACGACAATGCCCCAGACTATTCTGGGCCACTGGACGGAATCTCTGAAGATCTGCGCATAGCGGCTTGGAAAGAGATGAAAGGAGACAATGCCTATTTGTCGTTTAGAGTGTCACCAAAGATGGACAAGCCACAAGAAGATGGTTATCCTATCACAAAACAAGATGTTGTTCTTAACGATCTGAAGGACGACATTCCATTCTAAGCGGCAAGGGCTGTTCTCCCCCTTGCACGGCGCGGCCCAGCGGTTTCCTCCCCTACGCTGGGCCGCAAGCATCCCAAGAGTAAAGCTATGAACAGAACAACAATACTCAATGACGCACTCAAAGCCACCAAGGATCGAGGCGAAGACTATGGCAAGCCATCAGAGAACTTCGAAAGAATAGCAACCCTATGGGAGGCCTACACTGGAAACAAATATACAGTTGCCGATGTAGGGCTGATGATGATGCTGGTAAAGATCTCACGCCTGATGGAATCACCAACGCATGAAGACTCTTGGGTAGATCTGGCAGGATACAGCGCAGTTACCGCCGAAGCGATTGCCTATACCTCAGATATTCCGCTCCCTCCTCCGGCTCAGCAAAGCACTGCACCCATGAGACAGGTGAGTCGTTATTAGGATCGATGATCTGCATAATAGCTTGACCAAATTTCTGTTGTTCAAAGCCTTTGGTAAAAGCAAAGTTGTCAAAGTATTTATAACCCCTTGCTCTTGCCAGCCAAGCAGTCTTTTCCTGCTCTACTAATTCAATATGGGACAAACCCCAGTTGTGTCTATGCCCACTAATATAAAGATCAGCAGTCCCCTTCAGCTTTGCCATCTTTCCTTGGCCATGAAGCGCATTAAACTGAGAATGCCCCGGCATATCATGAGCGGCGTGTATGCGGCACTGACGCCCATTAGGAAAGTCTAGTTGGATTCTAGCTTCCCAGTCCTCAAAGACCGTGTGCGGCTCTGAAATCCAGCGCAATGGGTCTCCTGCACCAGACCACATGTCGTGGTTGCCGCCGATAAGAATCATTGGATTCATTTCTTTAATCAACCACTCGACCAAACGCCAAGCAGTTTTAGCGGATGTCTCTTGCTCACCGTATAAACGAGAAAGGCGACCCACCCAGTTATTGTGTTGATCGCCTAGTGAACAGCCATAGATGTTATCGTTAGATTGTATTATCTGAAGGTGACTCTTTAAGTTGTCCCAGTCACAATGCTTGTCATCAATGTGCGGATCTCCAAGCCAAAGCAATCCAATAGGATCGTTCGATTTCATCTTTATCTTGATCCACTTTTTAGATTCTTTATTCTTTTTCTTTTGCTTAAACCTAGCATGAAGATGCTCAATCACATCCTCTATTGGGATATCATCAGCAATACTATCTTCAATACTATAATTCATATTCTCGGCAGATTTCTCTCCCAACAAAATCAATTCATAACGCCTAGCTCTATCGTGCAAAGTGCTTCGAGCAATGCCGCTTGCCTCTGATGCTAGATCTAATGTGCCGTATTGTTGCAGAAGTTCGTATGCTTCTTCGTCTTTGTTCATTTTTTCCTTGACCCAATGCTTTCAGCAAGGCCACCCCCAAAGTAAAACGCCACAATAGTAAGCATAATCTCACCAATGTAATATTCGTCAAGAATATCTTTAATAGATTCTGTATCGCCATGACCAAGAATAGTCATGCCCAGAGTAATGGCAAAGCACAGCAAAAATGTAAATGTAAACATCAAGGCTAAATATCTCTGAGCAAGTTTGAATGGGGCATAAGCACCCATCAGGTCTATCTTGGCTTTAGTCTTTGCGGCTATCTCTTCTTCAGAAGTAACAACCATATCATCAATAAGGTCCATTCCTTTTTTGACAATATCACCGCTTCCAAGGATCTTAGCTAAAATAGGAATCATAACAGCCCCCTGTTCTTCATTCCAATATAGATTAATATTGCTACCACACCCAACCCGATAATGCAAAAGAAAGCTATAACAGAGACTTCAATGGCTTTCTTGATGTCCCTTTTTCGCTTCTCTTCTGCCGCTTGCCTGTCTTTCCTAGCTTGTGCGCTAAACTTTAACCAGTCGTTCCACAGCCCGGGTCTTCCGGCGTATATCATGTACTGCTTTAGCTCTTCCTCTTTCTCACGGATAGCTTCAAGGGCCATAAACTCCTCGAAGTCATTGCCCTGATGAAAGGCGGAACGCTTCTTCTTCTCAGCCTTCCGGCGCAGATTATCCTGATTGGTGATAAAGGTGGCAATATGCGACCCTACGGCAGATATGTCCCTGCCATTGGCAACAGCTTGCTTGATAACGGCAAAGGCGGCATTAGCGGCGGCAAGTTCAGCAAGCATCAGTATACTCTTACAGTCTCAGGGTCTACCTCTTCAGGCACACAATACAAGGTTACTTTATCACGTCTGTCCAGCCAGTCATAGTGACGGTAATTGCCGTATCGCCTAGCCAGTTCCCTTGCAAAAAAGTTGCACTCAGTCACCGAATAAAAACGGAGATTGGTCTTAACCTCTCTCCGTTCATCACCTGTCCCCAGAAACATCATCAGAAGGAATACAGTAGTCAATGTTCCACAACTAATACCATAGTGTTCTTAACGCCCTGTTTATGGAGCAAAGTGCTACAACGTTATGACGCTGTGAATGGCAGTACTATCATCTCGCACAGAGCTTGCCAGCTTGCGATGTCGCCGTGCGCCATCTGTGCGTCCATAACTTTGTTTACTTCGATTTTGTCTGGGCAGGATTGCACTGGTCTTGCATCGATGCTGACATCGCCGTTGGGCAGGATGACCACCATCATGAAGACCAGCACCTTCATTTGTTTTCTCTAATTATGGCCCAGATACGCAGACCAACAAAAACAATAGACATACTCACCAGCACCAGTCCCAGCCACAAATTTAAAGGCTCAAGCCATATCGGTGCAGTTAAACCAAAAGTCGCTAGAGGTATGTCCACGTTCTGTTTCATTGCTACCACCCAGCAGGTACTTTGCCCACGATAGGTGGATTAGCGAGGTTGTTAATCTGCTCGTCCATCATTGACTGCAGTTCTGCTTCTGTCTTATCAAGTGAAGCAAGTACCTTGTCTTTGCACCAATCTTTGGTCAGGCTGTCAAAGGCAGTGAAACTGTCAGCATCTGCTTCGCCAGCACTTGCTGTGCCATATGCGCTGACTGACAGTGGCTGGCCTTTTTCATTTGTTTCTGTATCGCTGACAGCAGTGAACCGCCAGTGAATTGTCTTTACGACATCAGACAGGCCACCTTCGGATGGGGCGGTGTCCAGTTGGGGAAAGTCCCAGTTGTATGTGTTTGCCATTTTGTTTACTCCTTAGTTAGCAAGCCATTAAAACGCAAGGCACAAGATATGAGCCATCGTCATATGTGTGTGAAACGTGTGTGCTGGTCACTTTCGCAATCGTCTTGCTACGCACGATGTCATCATCCTGAGGTTTAGCAGTACCATCGCCAGCACTCATAAGCAAGTTGCCTTGTGCCACTGTTGTGCCGCTAGCAATGCGGATAACAAAATCACCAGTCATTGCAACATTCATGTCGTTGGTATCCTCATCCCAATTTACAAACACGCCAGCCACATTTGCGTCACCTTCAACTAACGATACAGCCATACGGTTAAGCTGTTCGTTATCTTCTATTTCAACAGTTGCGGAGACATCTTGGTCGTTATACTGAATAATCACAGTTTCCCCCGCCGCCGAATTTCCATCGTAACTAACTTTTTTGTCTTGACCACTGGCTGTTGTGAAGGTCGCTTGTTTCCACTCACACATCGTGTTCAGGTTTGTCAAAACCGTACCTTTGACGATGCTTGTGTCTCTTGAGCTGTTGCTTGTTTGCGAGTATCTCGATAGGTGTCCACCGTTATAACTAACTGTCGTGCCAGCAACAGAGATACTGCCTTCGATAGTGCCATCTTGGTAGAAAAACACGATAGTGCCGTCATTTACAGTTCTGTTGAAAGCGGCTGGGTCACCGCCCGGACGAGCAGAAGCAATTAGACCGCCAATTGCGCCGAAAGAAATGCCCTGAGAGTTTGCTCCGCTGTTGTCCCACGGTGTCGTGTCGGTCATATCGTAGTTGTTGACAGTCATCACGCCACTGCTGTCGATGCGCATCCTCTCCGTATCACCACCAGTACGGAACACGAGATTACAACTGTTTAAGGCTTGGCCTATGCCAAAGATACCTGCACCTGTTGTGCTTGTTCCTGCTGAAAACTTAATGCCAGCTCCGTCACCCGCCGTTGTGCCTGGATTGTGAAGCCTAACCGCATCTACCTGACCAGAGCCACTTGCACCGCCGTTGTCGATGTGCAGGAATGTAGACGGGCTGCTTGTCCCAATGCCGACATTGCCTGACGAATCAATCCGCATCTTTTCGCTGTTGTTAATAGCGAACAGCATTGGCTGTGCTTGGCGTGTCGCAATGAAAAGTGTGCCGTTAGCTTGTGCTTCAATCTGTGCATCGTAAGTGCCGTCATTATCAGCAAACACAATATTTCTTGCACTATCACTGTCAAGCCGGATTTCTAAGTTTGCGCTGGCGTTTTTGGCGTGGAGGTTTGCAGACGGCGAACTCGTCCCGATGCCGACATCGCCGCCCGATGTGATGACAGCTTTTTGAGAGTTGTTTGTCCAGAATCGCAGTTCAGAATTTACATAACCAATGTAACCATCGCTTGCTGTAGAATTTTCAAACTGGATGTAACTTCCAATTTGCCCAGACTCAACACGCAATGGGGTTGAGTTTGAGGCATCATTAATGTGTAAAGTGTTTGACGGCCCTGTAGTCCCAATGCCGACCGAGCCGCCCGATGTGATGTAAACACGCTCCTGACCCGCAGTGTTTAACGAGATTGTATCTGCGGCAGGGAAGCGAATTGATGTGTTTGTGTCGCCATCGTGATAGATGCGGTCAGTAAGATAGATTGCGCCATCAACCCTAGCGTTGCCGTTGACATCTAATGTTTGCGTTGGCCCCGTACTGCCCAGCCCCAATCGCTGTTGGTCGGCGTCCCAGAAAAAGCCTTGTGAAACCCCACTGCTGTCATACAGCGACACATCGCCGTTGCTTTTTATGTCTAAAAATCTTCGCAAAGTTGAGGCAGTTCCAGTAAAGAACGCTAACCCAGTGCTTGAAGATGCGCCTGCGTCATAACTGTTAATAGCCGCCGTAACAACACCGCCTGTTTCAAAAGATATATTCCTTCCAATGTCACCAGTTGTGCTATTTGCAGAACCTAATTGTATTTGATAATCTGACGGTATTGTTGATACCGTTGACGCATCTGTGGTTGCTCCTAAATCCAACCCATCAGCCGTGACTGTGCCTGTGACATCAATATTGCCTGTTATTGAACCGCCAGTTGTAGGCAAGAAGCCAGAGCCAGCCGTTACGCCTTGCTCCCAAGCAGAGCCAGTGTAGACCTTCAACGTGTCCGTTGTGGTGTTGTAGAATAAATCACCTTCATCGTTGTCAGTTGTCGGATCAGATGCACCAATACGATATTTGTCAGCAAAGTCGTTGACCGATGAAAGATTACTTGCAACGGTGTTGACGTTAGAGATCGAGCCGCCAACAGAGTTTACGTTTGCGATATTGGTAGCGACAGTGCCAATATCTGTTGCATCTGCGGCAACGGCAATAACGTCACTTGAAATCCCAGCGACAGTAGTGACGTTAGCGGAAATGCCAGCAACAGTAGTGACATTCGCTGAAATGCCAGCCACGGTGTTAATATTCGTTGTATTGCCAGCAACCGTATTTACGTTAGCAATATTCGATGACACAGTGCCGATGTCAGTGGCATCAGCCGCCACAGCAGTAACATCGCCTGAGATACCAGCAACCGTGGTCACATTACCTGAGATACCAGCTACTGTTGTCACATTGGATGAGATCCCTGCAACAGTATTAATATTAGTGCTATTGCCAGCAACAGTATTTACATTGGATATATTTGTTCCAACTGTATCGACATTAGTAATGGATGCGGCAACTGTTTCAATCTCTGACACAGCCTCATTAAGGTCATTGGCTACAGTCTCAACCTCAGAAACAGCTTCGTTAAGGTCATTGGCAACAGCAATAACCTCAGAGATGTTCCCAGCCACAGTATTAACTGAAGCAATGTTTGTAGCTACAGTCCCAATGTCTGTTGCATCAGCCGCAACAGAAGTAACATCTGCGCTAATACCAGCCACAGTAGTAACATTGCTAGAAATGCCAGCAACCGTGGTGACATTAGATGATATCCCAGCAACTGTTTGAATAGCATCAGTAGCATCTGTGCCATCTTCAATATCCGCAAGAGTGGCTATGTCAGCAGTAATGCTAGCAAGAGATGAAACATCAGTCAAAAGTGGGCCAGCTTCCGGCACACCTGTTGTTGCATTGAAGCCAAGGACACGCCCAACACGATCTGCTTTCAATGGCAGTTCAGTAGAAACAGCATCATCTTGGTCTTTAAGGCGAAGGCCGCGATCAGCAAGATCATTTAGATCTGCGGCAATAGCAGTAATTCGATCAAGTTCAGTATTAAGAGAATTAATCTGGAATGCGCCAGAAGCAGGGAAGTCAGTAGTGCGTTCCAGTTCTATGTCGCGTGTGATAACAACAGTGCTACCACCAGTGCCGCCAGTAACAGATATGGTGACAGTGCCAGTAGTGCCACTACCACCAGAAACAGTATAATCTGTAGTAAGCGTTTTGAGCGTTCCATCTACATATACATTAAGATCTTCATCATCGAAGAACTCAAAAGAAACTGTGAAGGAAGTTTGAGTAACTCCTTCAGCCACTGAGTATGATACGCGAGGCGTGTTATCGGCAATGTTGATAGTCATGTCAGCATCCTACATCAATTAATGTTTTTGGACAACGCACAATTAATACCTTGCCCATCCACGAGTGATTTCATTCATCTGGTCTTTTAAGAACCACAATCTCATAAATGGCAGATTCCTTACTACATTCTTTGCGCCATCGCCATACTCGCCATTTATAAACTGTCCAACGCCAGTTGCAAGATCATAAGTAATTGATGGGCCAGCACCACCCACCCCACCGATTACTGCGGCATACGGATCATCCTCTGGATATTTAGGTTGAAGTAAGCCCATACTAACATCTGGCGTTCCAAAAGCAGAAGACATTGCCATAGACTCATACATCAAATCAGACCACAATGCGGCAAGACCAGAAGCATCAATGGATCTGGCAAGTTTATCTTGCGCACTCATTTCATCCCAAACAAAATCTGGTGTCTTGAATTTTACAACTGCATAACCAAGAGCAAGAGAGGTAAGAACACCAGCAGTCTTATTCCTAATTTGATTCTGGGCATAGGCGGCAGTTATCTTGTTTGCCGCGCCAAGGCTGTAAGACATAAACTGGAACGGTAACCCAATAAGAGAGTTCTCTACTCTCGCATAACCAGTATATTGCGCATCTTCTTTTTTTATGCCCAACTTTTTGGCGACTGACATTGGCAAATAAACAACACCATCAGTAATAATTGGCTTGTCAGCAGGAGTCCCCATAATAACCGTGTTCATAATCCCACTGTTCATTGCCTCTCTAAACGAAGCAATAGTATCGCCCTGTATGCTTTTCTGGCGTTTCATCTCCAACATTGCCATCTCATTGATCTTGTTTTCATAGGCCGCTTTGCCGCCTTTTTGAGTAAGATCTATGCCAAGTTGACCAGCACTTACTTTGGTGTGCATAATTTCATGCATCATTACAAAGTTAATATATTCCTGAGGAGTTCTAAATGCGTCTGCATCTAAAGGCTCAACATCCTTTACTTTTGGTTGAGTCCAAACTTTTGCTGGGAATGCGGTATTTCTAATATAATCTTCATCAATGTGAATAGTATTGTCTTTCCTTCTGAAGAAAGCTGGAACATATCTGTTGCCAACAAACTTGCCAGTTGGACCACGCATTACATTAGCTGTAGTGCTTGGAAACTGAATAGCATCAGCCCAAGCATCTGTATTAGGCAAATAAAGTCCAACTTTGGTTTTCTCCCAAGGTGCATTAGCAATCTCAATAGCTTTGTTCTTATCAATGTTATAACGATTAAGATACTCAACCTCAAACTTGCTAGCCTTTCCTTGAGAATACTTAATTGAATAATCAATAATAGTATGCCCACGAGCAAGTGATTCGATACGCTTCATTACATTAGTCATTGGAGCAAGAAGGTTTAATGCATAGGCAACATTTCTTCCCTTATCCAAAATACCTTGCTCAAGAGGATTGTTATTAAGATCTTCAACCATACGCATATGCGCACTGCCCATCTCAATTTCCAAGATCTCTCCGGCTAGCTTGCCTTCTTTGCCTTCAAGAAGAAGACCTTTACTTTCAACTATAGACAATAATGTTTTGGTTACTGTGCCTAACTCATGCTCCATAATTATTTTTGCGGCATCTGGCAGAGTAGAGAAACCAGCAGAACCAAGATAATTAGTCTCGGCGGCAAAGCGCATAATATTAGAAATGCGCTGATTCATTGCTGTCGGATCTCTGAGAACAGAGCCAACAACTCGATCATACATATGACGGAAATCTTTCCTTGCCGCATAAACCTGCCTTGCAGTCATGCCAGCATCAAACATATTTTCAGTCATTTCATCGAGAACATCTTCAATATTCCTGCCGCCAAACTTCAAAGCAAACTCATACTTAGGCGCAACACGATGAGTGTAAGCCTTCATCACTTTGACTGGGTTCTTAACGATAAACTCAGTCACTAACTTGTTTGGAATATCAATTGAGCGATGCCTAAAGTGCTTTGATTTACCGTGCCCATAGAAAGCATTGGCATCATCAGCAACATCAGTAATACCAAGAATCTCATCCACACTCTTTCTTGCTCTTCCTCTCACCATTTCTGGATCTCTTGAAAGCATCTTCTTTTCGTACTTGCCAGTAGAAAGATTCTTCTCAAAGATATATGGATTCTTATAATACCAATCATAGAGAACAGCCTCTAATCTGGCTCTGTTCTGCTTGATGTATTCCTTATTCCAATATCGTGGGAACATATCCTCTTCATTGGCAGGAAGTATCTTGTAC